CTCGGATTTAATTCATGCTAGAAAGGAGGGTAGAGATTTCACTGTTTCTGGTTTGTTGAGGTGGTTTAAGCCTGCTACTTTGGGGTTGGAGGGATTTATAGATAGCTATGGATATAGTGTTGTTAAAGACCCTTCGAAGCCTGTTTTGGGTATTGATGGAAAGAAGATAGATATTGGTAGTGCTAATTATATTGATAGGCGTAGGAAGGGGATGACTGGTAGTAGGTTGGCTGGTGAGAAGCGTAAATATCCGTTGACTATAGATGAGGCTTTCATTGAGGAGGGTAAGTTAAGTCCTTTTGATATTATTAAGTTGAATGACCAGATATCTTATAATGGCACACTTAATAATAATATCATAACAGGAAACTTTATATGGATAGATAGAGAGAACAACGAGGTAGGATTCACCCCTACTGATACTGGAAGATGGAATGTATTGTATATGCCTCCAGTAGATTTAAGGAATAAGACTGTTAATACTCCCAAGGGTAGGAAGCCTGGTAATATGCACTACTTCGTTTCTGGCTGTGATCCTTTCGACCATAAGGTTACTACTGATAATAAGAAGTCTAATGGTGCTAGTTATATTTTTAGGAAGTTAGACCCTTTCGACCAAGAGCATAGTGATACTTTCGTTTGTGAGTATGTGAATAGACCTGCCACTCCAGATATGTTTTATGAGGATATGTTAAAGCAGAGTATTTTTTATGGTTGTGAGTTGTTGTGTGAGAACAACAAGATAGGTTTAATAAATTGGTTTGATGCTCAAGGGTATTCTGGTTATTTAATGAGTAGACCAAATTCTTCACACACTCAGCATAGTAGGTCTAAGCAGAGGGAGAAGGGTATCCCTATGTCTGGGGAGGCTGTTCGTCAGAGGGCTATAGAAATTACTGAGGCTTACGTACATGAAAATACTGGTTATGATTATGAGACTGATAGTCATGGGAAAGTTTTCTTCAATGATTTATTAAAGTGTTGGGTAAAGTTCAACCCTCAGAAGTGGACAGATTACGATGAATTTGTTGGTGCTGCTTTATGTTTATTTGCTAAAGATTCTAAGGAAAGAAATAGAAAAAAATCTCCCAAAGATTTAGGATTAGATGTGGGAAGGTTTGTGAAATCTTATAGAAAGGGTAGGCGATTATAGGTAGTAAAAATATTTGATTAACTTAGTGTAAAATATTTTTTGTATAGAGAATGGCTAATTCTAAGACTCCTAGTTTCCCAGATAAGTCTTTATCTCCTGAAGATAAGGCTAAAAAATCCTACGGATTACAATACGCAAAGGCTATCTATGGTAAGTATAGGAGTTCAGAATATTCTGTTTATGATCGTATTTCTAGGTACGTAGAAAACAGGAAAGCAGCGGAGGGTCTTCAGAGTATAGATAAGTTTAAGGACTTATTAGATTTAAACGGAGACACTTCTTACTTAAATTTAGATTGGCAATCTGTTTCTGTTATTCCAAAGTTTGTAAATCTTGTTGTTGGCGAAATGATTAACCAAGAGTTTAAGGTTAAGGCTAATGCTATGGATGAATCTTCCATGAAAAAATTGGAGGAGGAGAAGAATAAGATATATGCTAATCTGTTGATGTCTGAGTTTTCTCAGAAGATGGAGTTGCAGACTGGTATTCCTATTACTGATAAATCCGTTCCTGTTCCGAAAGACTTAGAGGAGGCAGACGTATTGATAGAGACAACTTTAAAGCAGGCTGTAGAGATTGCTATGGAGACTTGTATAGAGTTTGTTATGAATGCTAATAACTTCAATGAAGAAATTAAGGAGAGGGTTATTAGAGATTTAGTAGTAATAAAGATAGCTGCTGTAAGAGAGTATTTTGATGAGAACAATGACGTTAAGATAGATTATGTAGATCCTGCTAACTTGGTGTTGCCATATTCTAACGACCCTTATTTCAGGGATATAGAGTATGTCGGAGAGATTAAGAAGATGAACTTCCATGATTTAGTGGAGTTGGTTGGTGATGAGATGACTTACGAGCAGTATTTACATATCGCTAAGAAAGTTGGTAAGCAGAGTGTTTCTAATCAAGGTTTAAAAGAGGAGAATGGTAGGTATTACGACTCTCCTTATTCTGGTAGGTTTCGTTCTGATGATTTTTATGTAGAGGTTTTTAATTTTAATTTTAGGTCAAGCAATCACGATTTGACTTATGAGAAGAAATATATTAATAAGAGCAATTATTTCTTAAACAGAAAGAAGTCTGGTTATGAGCCTAAGAAATATAGCAAAAAGAAAAGAGAGGTAGTTAGAAAGAAGGTAGAGGTTTTCTACGAGGGGATATATGTTATCGGTTCTGACTGCATATATAAGTATGGTCTACAAGAGAATATGAGTAGACCAAAAAATAGCAAGGGTGCTTATTCTTCTTCTGTAAAGAGTAGGTATAGCATTATTGCTCCTGGGATGTACGATATGACGAATAAGTCTTTAGTAGAGGCTATGACTCCTTTCGATGACCAGATGATTTTATCTTATTTAAAACTTCAGCAGTCAATGATTAAGGCTAGACCATCAGGTTTAGCTATTGATGCTTCCAATTTGGAGGGAGTTTTAAAAGGTAGGGGAGAGAAATTCCTAGACCCAACGGAGATCGTAGAGATATTCGATCAGACGGGTAACTTATATTACCGTAGTGAAGACTCGGAGTTTGGTGGTATTACTAATCAGAAGCCAGTTCAAGAGTTAGCTAACGGACTCAGCGCAAGTGCGTTGTATTTTGTAGAGGTTTGGAATCATAACTTAAATATGATTCGAACAATTACAGGGTTGAATGAAGCTAGGGATGGTTCAACTCCTTCTTCTAAGGCATTGGTAGGTGTTCAGAAGATGGCTGTAAATATGAGTAGAAATTCTACTAGGTCATTGAATGAGGCTTATTTATGGGTTTTTAAGGATATGGCAGATAGCTTGTCTTTAATGATTCAGAACAAAGCTATTGCGGATGGTCTTAGAGGTTATGAATTAGCGTTAGGAAAGGAAGTAACCGATGTGGTTAACATCACAAAAGATTTAAGGCTTTCTTCTATGGGTATTGAGATAGAGGTTTTACCTAGCTCAGAAGATTTAGAGGAATTAACTTTATTAATACAAAAGGCTATCACTGCTCAATCCATTGAGTTAGAGGATGGTATGGAGATAAAAGATGTTGCTAAGGTAAATATCAAAAAGGCTACACAATTATTAAGAAAAAGAAGAAAAGAAAAAGAGGAGCAAGATATCGCTAAGAGCACCGCAGCTTCTCAGGCTAATGCTCAAGCTCAGATGCAGTCTCAACAGATGGCTTCTCAATCGGAGGCTCAGTTAGAGGCTCAGAAGCATCAGAATAAATTAGAAGAGTTACAGTTGGAGTATCAGTTAAAGATGCAGTTAGAGCAGATTAAGACTAGAACTCAAGGTATGGCTAAAGCGGAGATAGCTATGATAGATGGAGATGAAAAGATAAAGCAGATAAAAGAAGCTAAGAAGAATAATTTAGACGACACTTCTATAGGAAATACCGTTAGAGAGCCTAAAGTCTTTAGTGGTATTGACAACACCGAAAAGTTGGATTAAATTTTTTATTATATATTTAACTTAAATTAAAACTAAAATGAGCATTTTTGAAAATTTTGTTAAATCTCAAGGAGGAGAGATTATAAAGGAGGGTGAGTCTTCTGTAGAATCGGTAAGATCAGGAGATGTAGAAGAGACAAATGTAGAAGAGACAAATTTAGAAGAAACGAATGTAGATAATTCGGAAGTTGTAGAGAGCGAAGGTGACACACTTAGCTTCGAAGACACATTTAATGAAAAGTACGGTTCTATAGAAGACTTAGAAGATAAGATACGTTCTTTGACAGAAAAAGCAGAGTCTCCACGATTAGAAGATGAATTTGAATCTGATAGTGTAGATATGCTAAAAAAAGTGTTATCTAGTGGTTTTGATTGGAATAAACTGAAGGAAATCTCAGAGATAAATACGTTAGATGTAGATAAATTATCAGGTCGTCAAGCATTGTCTAAAATGTTAGAAATGAGGGATGGCTTATCCAAGGCAGAGATTAACTTGAAGTTGAGAGATTACGACAGGTTAAAAGAAGAGGATGTAAGCCTAATGGATTCTGATGAGATAATGGAGCATGAAGCGGTTTTAGCTCAATATGAAAGACTTCAAAGAGAGGGTAGAGACTTTTTATCGGGAGTAAAAAATGACGATAAATACTCTTTACCAGATCTTAAGAAATCTGAAAACAATCAAGAGTTATTAGATAACCAAAAAAAAGAATACGAAGAATTAAAAAACCTTTATGAGTCTAGTGTTAAAAGTTCAGTAGATGAGTTTAATGAAATTAGTATTGTCCTCGGAGAGGATGAGTTTAGTTTCGAGCTTAGTGATGAAATGAAACAAGAGGTTCAAGATGTAATGTTTAATATTAACGATTATCACAAAAATTTTGTCGGAGACAATGGAGTTGATTTCGGTGGTATGCAGACAGTTATTGCTAAAGGTTTATATTTTGATGAAGCGATGAAATCCTTATTAGAGTTAAATACTAATGAAGGTAAAGTAGAGGCGGTTAAGGATATCAACAATGTTGTCGATAAGTCCAAGGCTAAATCTTCTGCTACTGGAAATGATAGTATGTCTCAAATAATGGAAGGCTTCTTAAAAGGACAAGGATTAAAATAATTTTAAAAATTAAAGAAAATGGCTTTAGATTATACAGGAGGTAGTTTCGTAAGAAGAGGTGATTACAACTACGTTACTACAATGGATTTACATAAGCCTGAGTACGACTCAGAGCTTACAGAAGCGTTTGGAGACCAAATGCTAACAGGGATGTTACAAATGATTGGAGCAGAAAAAGGTGTTTCAGCATTAGAGTACAACCATTTCGAAGAAGAAAGAATTTACCCAAAGATCAAGGCAACTTCAGCAGGAGCAGGAGCAGGTGCTACAGCTACTTTTGCTATTGATGCAGCAGCTACTCTTTCTATTCCAGAGAACTCATCTCCATACGGAGGTACTAATTCTTCAACTATCACTGTGCCAAGAGTAGGAGAGTTAATTTTAATTAAGCCTGCTTCAGGTGTTGCTTCGGCAGACTCTTACATAAGAGCTATCGTAGATTCTGTTACTCCAGCTACTCCAGCTTTTACTGCAACTCCGTTGGATTCTGCTGACAGTGTTCCAGCTATCGCTTCTGCTCAAGAAATTGTTATTTATGGTAACGCTCATGGAGAAGGTTCTATTCAGCCAGCATCTAGACAGACAAGAGTTACTAAGAAGACTAATAACCTACAAACTTTCAAAGGAACTTACGAAGTAACTTCTACTGAAAGAGATATGCTTGCCTATATTGATTTCAAAGGTAAGGATGGAAAAATGGGTAAAATGTACTACTTAAAAGGTGAAGCTGATGAGTACAAGAATTTCATGTCTCAAAAGGAACTTAACCTTTTATTAGGAGAGAAGTTATCTAACAACGCTGTTTCTAATGCTTATGCAACAGCAGGTACTCCACTAGCTTTAACTCAAGGTTTGATTCCATCTATTTTAGCTGATGGTAACGTTTCTTCTTATTCTGCTTCTACGGGATGGGATAAGCAAGATGCAGAGGCTTTGGTAAAAGTTTTGGATAAACAAAAAGGTTCTAAGAATAACCTAATCGCTCCAGGTATTGATTTATCTATTCAGATAGATAACACTTTAGCTGATTACAAGAGTGGTGGTTCTATTACTTATGGTAACTATACTTTTAACGAAGATGCTAAAGCGAACTTCCAGTTCGATAAGTTTGCGATTTCTGACTATGTATTCTCTAAGAAGAAGTTTGATACTTTCAATGATCTTCAGTCTTTAGGTGCTGCTGGATACGGATTCTCAAACGAGGCTATGGTTATTCCAATGGGATTAACTAAAGATGCAGGTTCTGGAGAAAAGACTAATCACTTGAGATCTCGTTACTTGGTTAATCCTGAAACAGGAGAAAGAAACCAAAGATCAGAAATCATTGATAACTTTGCTATCAATGGAACTGATACTTACAGCGTATTCTACAAAGATAACTGTGGTTTAGAAACTTTCGCAATGAATAAGTTCGCTTACATTAAGAAAGGATAATTCGAAAGAATTGTAAAATAACGGGGGGAGGTTATATAGAGCCTTCCCTTTTTTTAAATTATAGACACTTCATTGATATGGCTACCAAAAAACCATCTAAAGGAAAAAGATTTGTAAAGGTTGTAAAAAATCCTAAAACAGGTAGGACTAGAAGCGTTTCTTATGGTCAATCTGGTAATGCAAAAAGCGGAGGAGATAGAATACGTCCTGGAACTAAAAAGGGAGATGCTTATTGCGCTAGGTCTTTTGGGATTAAGAAGTGTAAAAATCCTCCTTGTGCGAATGCTTTGTCTAGAAAAAAATGGAAGTGTGTAGGTAAAAAATCAAAGAGATAATAATACTTATTAATAATAAAAATTAAAATTAAAATGTCAGAAATTAAGTTAAGAAAAGCACCAAAGAGTGTTAGTGAGAAAGGTATGAAGCCAGTTGTTTATACACTGGTAAAAACCAAAGATGGTAAATACCCTCCATTCTATCAGATTCCAGCAGAGGATGAGATATATGCAGAATGGGAGGATGAGTCAGGAGTTGCTAGGTCTGGTTTAAGAACAATAAGATACGCTCCAGGAGAAAAGTCTATATTCTTAGATGAGCAGTCTAGTCTTTCTAAAAGAGGTACGTTAATGGCTTATGATGGTGTCATTATTGCAGACCCTAGAGAAATTATTAAGCAAAAGTATTTAAACTATACTAATCATAATATTGCTAACCATGAAGAGGGTACTGCCATGTCTGGTAAGTCAGCTATCTTTAGAGTTAACAATTCAGAGTATAGTAGAAATATTAAACTTCAGAAAGAGGAGTTAAAGCAGAAGTTAAAGAATATCGTAAATGATTTATCTAGCGATGAGATAGAAGGTTTGGCGTTAACTTTAAATGTAGCTTTTGATGGTGAACCTTCGTCTGTTGCTAATAGTATAGCAAGTGCAAGATTGACTTTCTATGAGATGATAGATTACGATCCTGCTAGATTTGAGAAAGAGATACAGTCAGAAACTAGAAAATACAGACAGGTTATTTCTATTGCTTTAAGAGACAATATTTTAGAGTTTGATAAAGCAGGTAGGTCTTTCTATAATAACATAGGAGGAAAGACTAGGATTTTAGATGTTCCTGTATATAAAGACCCTGTAGAGTTTTTCGTAGAGATGGTTAATCATAGGTCAGAGATGAAAGAGGCTTATAATGACATCAAGGAGGCTATAGAGGGTAATAAGAAGCCTACTGAAGAAAAGTTCCAAAGGTCTAAAGAGTTTAAGACTATAAAGAGAGCGATGGAGCTTGGTATTTGTAAGAGTTCATTTGGAAGTATCAATGCTGCCAACCTTGGAAGGTTAGGTGTTAAGGGTAGTGGTATTAAAGGTGCTACTCAGCATTTAGAGCATAACCCTCATGTATTAAAAGATATAGAGGAAATGATTAAGGCTGCTGATTTAGATAAATCAAAAGATTTAGAAAAGACAGAAAAGCCTAAGAAATAATAGTATTAGTTTTTTAGTAAGGAGAGCTAGGAGAGGTTTAAAAGCCTCTCTTTTTTTTTATGTATATTTACCTTGAATAACGTTATCACATAAAAAATGGCTTTAACTTCAACAGATTTTAATATATCATTTGACCTTAGTTCATCTACTCCAAAGTTTGTATTAACAGATATAACGGATTACTCTAGTCAGTCAGTATCTGAATCAGATGTAACTGGTAAAATAAAAATAACTGCTCCTAGTGGAGTTGTTTATACTGGAACAAATGATGTTCAAGTTGGTACATCAAGGATTAATAGTACTACTATTTTAGTTCCCACTTTGTCAAGCGGAACTCCAGAGGTAGGTCTTTATACTTTTGATTACGACTCTACAGAAGTAAAGAGTGGTGTAACTACTATTAAGTCTAAGAAAAAAACTTTTCAATACTCATACGTTAAACCAACAGCTACTAATCAAGCCACTTCAGATTGTTTATCTCCAGAATTAAAAGGATCAGATACTACTAATTATTTAGTAAATTCTATCACTCCCTCAGATAGGTTTGTTATTTCAGCAGTTAGCACTTCTAGTAATACTTTTAGTTTAGCAGGTGAAAAGTCAGCTTTTGTTTCTGTAGGTGACACATTTAGCGTAATAAACTCAACGGGAAACAATGGAGACTATACGGTAACAGGGGTAGCGTACACTAAATCAAGTGATACTACTGTAATAACTGTTGCTAGTGTAACGGATGCTACTGTAGATGGTACATTGGTTACAAGAAAAACAACCTTGTTTTATCCTTCAGTATTACAGTTAAGTCCTTTAGTAGGAACAGAAAAAATAATTAGTACAAATTCTTTTTACAGTCAAACACATGAGTTTTTGTTTACTACAAAAGGATATTGGGATTATGGTAACGGGATTAAGATTGTAGACTCATTCTCTTCTACAAAAGAAATAGATGTAGATTGTGACGTAAGACTGTGTGATATTTTCTGTTGTGTAAATGCTACTTTTAAAGAATATTTGAAGTATAAATGTGTAAATAAAACTTTAGCAGATATAGCTTTAGAAAGGTATACTATTGCTACTTCTCATTTAGCTGCTCTAAGAACAGCTTTTGAGTGTGGAGATTCGGCAGCAGTAGATTCTTTAACTACTCAAATAAAAGAGGTTGCTCAATGTAATGATGATTGTTCTTGCTCAGATGGAGATCCTACCCCAATTACAGGTTTAGGTGGTTCTGGAAATGTTGTTGTTAATGCAGCTAATAGCAATATAGAGGTTGCTTCTAATGTGGTTGGTAACACTACAACTTATACTGTAAAGTTATCTCAAAGCGTTTTAGACGATATTGCAGCATCAGGCTCTATTACTACTATAGGTTCTTCAGATAGCAGTATAACTGTTCTTGAAACTCCAACAGGATCAAACTATGCTTACGATATAAAAATACCAGCTTCTACACCAGTTATTTCTCCAAAAGAGTTTATGTCTTTTAGAGTTAACTTAGATATAACAGCAGGTGTTCCTAATTATTCAAACTCTATTTCAGATATTGTTATTCAAAATCAATCTAACTTTAACGAGAATACTGTTTCTATTTCAAATCCAGATGGTTCAAGTTCGCCAGATTATATTAATCAAAGGTTTAGAATTAGTGGTTTTCAAAACACTAACAATAACAATTATAAAATATTTACTAATATTTCTTTTGTAGAAAATAATGATTTCACTTCTAACAGTTCAAACGGTTTGTTTTATGATTATGTTAGATTACAAATAGTAGAGTCAAAATCAGGTGAAGTAGATCTGATGGTTGTAGATGAATCGGGTAATGCTTTAAAAAAAGGTGACTTGACAAATTATAAAAAGATTTACTTTAACGTACAAATAATAGAATAATGTCAGTAAAATCAGAATTATCAAAATATGGGTCAGGTGTAGGTTATATATACCTAACAGACTTAGATAACAATATTAAGTACCAAATGCTTAATAATAATAGTGGTAGGCTTAAAGCTGAAACTTTAATGCTTGTTTCTTCTTCTCTTATTTCTAATATTTCCGCATCTGGAACTATTACTGCTACAGCAGGAGGGGGAACTATAACAAACCTATCTTATAACGGTGTTGCTATATTTAATACTGCTACACCTATTTCTGGTTCTACGGTATCGGATACCGCTACAAATATAGCTTCAGCTATTAATAGTCATATAAGTGTTCCTAATTATACAGCAGTTTCTTCGGGGGATACAGTAACGGTTTATTTAGAAGCATCAGAAGGAAGTTCTTTAAATGGAACAGTTTTAGCATCTAGTGTTACTGGTTCTACAACTATAACTTCTACAAAATTAGATGGTGGTTCTTATCCATCAGGAGAGATAGATTCTCAGTTAGGTTATAAGATATACTTAAACTCTTCTACATCTGCTTCTTTAAACACTATAGTTGGTGCTACTGATGTTACTTCTGGAGTTTTAAGAAAGTCTTCTACTTCCCCTTATACTGTAAGAGATGTAACTATTTCTTCGGGAAGTGTGTCGATAGCTAGAGATGGTGCTTTTACTATTGTAAGTATTCAGACAGAGGGTTCTGTCGCATCGGATGATTTAACCTCAATAGATGCAGGTATTTTTACTGATGGTGACACAATTATAATTAGAGGAAAAGAAGCAGGAAAGGTTACTACAGTAAAAGAAGGTGGTAATATAGAGTTAGGAAACAATTCTGACTTCTTAACGGGAGCAAAGGAAATATCTTTAACGCTTCAGTTTAGTATTTCAGATAATAAGTGGTATGAGATAGGTAGAAGTCCAGGAGACTCTTTAAGTGTTTCTTCTTTAAGATCTGCAAGCATAGCAACTCCAGTTCAAGGGGTTACTTCTGAAGCTATTAATTTAGGTGGGATTACGAAAGCGTTAACAGCAGGGACAGATAAAGGTTATTATCAGTTAACAGGTTCAGGAACATTAACGGGTTCTGTTTCTTACGGTTTAGGTGCTGGTTTAGTAGATGGTGACACATTTATTATAGACTATAACGCTACAATAACTTTAGGAGCTTTTGTTATTACTCTAGCAGGAATAACATTAACAGCATCACAAGCTTTAGAAGGAGATGTGTTTGTTAAAGCTGTTTGGGATGGTACTAACTCATCTTGGGTGGTTTCTTTATTTAAGGATACTCAAGGAATAGATTTAGCGGATTCGGTAGATTTAGCTACTAAAGAAAATGTTTTAGGTAATCCATCAGCAAATGGATATGTTCTTGTTTCTACTACAGCAGGGGTAAGGTCTTGGCAAAACGGAGCAACAGACTCTAATGCTATACATACAAATATACCAGCAGAAATAGATGGTATTTCATCAAAATCAAGTAATACTAATGGTTTTGTAAGAGCAACAAATACAGATATTATTGTAATTGAAGATTCGGATGCTGCTAAAAATAGCTCAGGGGAGGCTATATTCTCTAAGAAAAAATTAACAAGAAGAGAATTTCAAACAGTAAATGCTTCAACTTTTATAGGGGGAGGTACAAGTTATAGTGTAAGTGATCCAGCTTATGACACCACTGAGTCTGCTACTTATTTTGATATCGACAGAACTATGACTATTCGAAGTACTGTAGGGACACCAATAGATTATCAAAAATTTATTTTTAGGTTTAAAGATAATGGTACTACTAGGCAAATAAAGTTTGATGATACTAAGTATAAAAGTTTTACATCAAGCATTACTTCTTCTGGTAATTTTTGGGTTTTTAGCACTACTCCAAATAAAGAGGTAGCGGTTACAATTCAATACAATGTTAATACATTATATTGGAATATTATTGATTTTGCTCAAGAGCAATAGAAACTTATAGTGTTTTAAAAAAAATGGATATTAATAAGGTTTATACATTTCTTCAATACTTGGCAGACAAAGATCAGTCGGGTAACATCACTCCTAAAGAGTTTAATCTTTCTTTACCGAGAGCTTTTACGGAGTGTATAATGAAGAGATACAACAATGTTAATTCTCTTCAGCCAGGAAAGCAGGGTTGGCAAAAGAATCAAAAGATAACGGATGATTTAAAATTTTTATTAGTAAGAAACGATGTTACTCATATTGGGATTGATGGTAAACTTGACTTACCACAGGATTATTTACACTTATCAAGTATTGTTTATAATTTCAAGTTTGAAGAGGATGGAGAAACGGTTGTGTTACCTAATAAAATTGATATTGTAGATGATAACGAGATAGCTGCTTTTTTAGGTTCTACTATTTATTCAAAAAGAATTAAGGCTAAGAAGTATGTCATAGGAGCTTTTTACAGCGACCATATTCAGTTATACCCAAAGAACTTAGGTGTAGTAGATTTCACTTACCTAAGAAAGCCTAAAGATCCTTATTGGGCTTTTACTTTAACTAATGGGAGACCAGTTTATGATGAGGTAAATTCAGTGGACTTAGAAGCTCCAGAGGAGTTGGCTAATGAGATTATAGTTATGTGTGCTTCTTACTTGGGTATAAACTTAAGAGAGCCTGAGTTGGTTCAGTACGCAGAGATGTTAAAACAACAAGGAGTTTAATTTTAAAAATTGATATTATGAATTATAAAAAGATGGTTAAGGCTACGTTATCTAAGCCTAAAAAAACTAAAAATTTTTTAAAAGTAAAAAAGAAAAAAGTTAAAAAAGAAAAAAGCAACTATTAATCAAGGAGTGTAACACACTTTATAAATGAAAAGAGACACTAGATATATAATAGCAGAACAAGCTCAAAGGATAATCCAAGGTGGAACTCCTACTCCTGACTCAGAGGTGAGAAAGGATGAGTTAGTTATCTATGTAGACCAAGCATTTGGTCAGATGGTAAAGCAAAGTTTTTATCAGAACAAGGCAGAGGGTGTAAGTTGGATAGATGGTACTTTTGTTTATTCTTTTGTCCAAGAGGTTAAGGAGGATAAGATGTTAGGTATGAGCTACATTAAAATCCCTTCTACCTATGTTTCTTTACCATTAGGAATGGGTATACATACTGTTTCGGATGTGAAATCGCAATTTGACACATTTGTTCCTACCAATCCTAACTTTTTAGGTTTATCTAGAGGGTTGGCTGTTGGAAAGTTGGGAGGAAGAAGAGGTTATTATATTGATAATACTAAAATGTATTTCATAAACTTAAGTCCTTCAGATTGCGTAGATAATGTTTTAGTTAAATTAGCAGGAGGTATTCAGTCTGATGAGTTAGACCCAGAGGTTGATATTCCTTTAGACATGCAAGACCAATTGTTAAGGCTTACTGTTGAACTTTATATGCAGCAGAGACGAGCTAAAAAAGATGAGTTAAACGATAATAGCGAGGATTAATGGAGTTAGAGAAAGTTGTACGAGAGCTTCTGATAGAAACTGGAAGAACAGAGCATAGATTTGTCCAAGCATTACAGCTTGGAATTTCTTGTTTAAGAGAGTTAGAGTTTGATGTTACAGGTTCTCCAGTGATAAAAGAATTAACTGTTTCGGATTTAGACACAGTAGATTTACCAGATGATTACTTAAATTATATACGTATAGGTTTTGTAAATAAGTACGGATACTTTCAAGAGTTAGGAAGAAATAATAACATTTCTTTGAACAGGTCTTTAGATGACTGTGGCAACAGAAAATTACCTACATCTTCTAGTGTAGATAGTGTTCCAACAGAGGGAGCTTCTTTTGGAGGGACAGAGTATGGTTCTGTTCACTTTAGGAATAACGAAAATGTTGGTAGGTATTATGGATTAGGTGGTGGTAGTAACTCTAATGGAAGTTTTAAGATAGATAAGAACTACCAACAGATTCAGCTTGATTGTTATCAAGGGGGAAATAAGATTACTTTAGAGTATTTAGCAGATCCTAACAAGACTAATGGAGAGTTTGAGGTTCATCCTTTTGCTATAGAAACTGTTAAGTCTTGGATAGATTGGAAGCTTAATGAAAACAATGCCAATATAAGCATATCTGTTTCTGACAGTAAGAAGAGGATATATGCTAGTAATAAAAAAGTGTTAAGGTCTAGAATAGCTTCTGTTAGCGTTCAAGATATGCTACAAGCTTTTAGAAAAGGAAACAAAGCAGCACCAAAATTTTAATAAATGGGTTACGAAAAAAGACAGTTTTTATACGGTATGGATTTCGATACCGAAGAGAGATTGGTAAAGCCTGGTTTCTCAAGAAAGAATATCAATGTTAGAATTGGTTCTTCTTCAGACAATGGGGTTTATTCTGCTGAGAATGTTCAAGGTAACACATTTATTCCTAATGTAGAACTACCAGAAGGAGATAATAAGGTTATAGGTTCTTACTTATACAAGAAGAAGAATTTAGTATATATATTTATTTGGAATGATGCAGGCACTCATGGTATATATGAGTATAATCATGAATCTTCCAAGATTGTTACTGTGATGCAGGCTTCTGTATTTAATTTTAATTCAGATAGTTTAATTACGGGTATTAATGTTGTAGAGTTTGATGACAGCAACGATTTACTTTATTGGGTAGACAAGTCTAATCCACCTAGAAAGATTAATATTAACAAGGCTAAACTTGGTGGGTATATCTTGCCAATCAAAGAAGAGGTTGTAGATGCTGTTAAGTATCCACCTTTATTTCCTCCTACTGTTAATATAACTACTGATTCTGATTATAAGGTAAACTATATTAGAGATAAGATATTTCAATTTAAGGCTGCCTATGTATATGATGACAAGGAGGTAAGTGCTTGGAGTTCAATATCTCTTCAGAGTTTACCTAGTTCTACCTGTGGAGGTGAGGAGTCTCAAGGTAACACAATTAAGATAAAAATCCCTATAGGAGGAGAGCTAGTAGAAAGAATAAAGATAGCAGCTAGAGAGGGCAATGTAAATGACTTCTTTCAGATATCAGATGACCAGATATTAAACATAGATGTTTCTGAATATACTATAGAGGGAGATTACATAGTTTATGAGTTTAGAAATGATAAAGCTCCTCAGTCTATAGAGTTAAATCAATCTATTAAGTTGTTTGATAATTTACCTCAAGTAGCAGGAGCGCAAGAGTTTATTAAAAACAAAATCACCTACGCAGACATAACAGAGGGATACGATAATGTAGATGTAGACTTTGGTTTATCTGTATCATACGAAACTTCTGAGGAAGAAGAAACTTTAAATACTATTAGTGGTGTTTTAAGGATTGCTCAACCGATGTCTTCTAACACTCTTGGGCTTGCTCAAGAGTATGTCCAATTTCAGCCTATTCATAAATATAATGGTGAAATACAGTATGGAGGTTTTGGAGATAGAAATAGATTAGTAGGAGTTCCACCACTTTTTGTTCCTATTCCAGATGAATTTGTAGAGAGTTTGGTTTCTGATTTTAAGCAAGCACTTCCTTTAGGGGGATTTTGTTTGTATTTAGCAGGAACAGATTTTCATACTATATCTACTCAGGTAAGAGGACTTAATAGTGATATTCAAGAAGGAGAAGGGTTGTATTACGATTCTTCAGATTGGAGGACTAGAAAAACAATAAGAGAAGAAATAAAGGGTGGTTCAAGTGGTTTAGATAATTACTCTAACTCAAGAACATGGTCTACTTGGAGTTTTGATAATATTCCAGATGGAACTTATATATTAAGGGTTGCCTCAAATTTAACAACAAGTGATGATTTACTAGATTCAACAAGAGGATACCAGAAGACTTCTGCTTTTTTAAACAGGATAGGAAATGGACGTACAACTTCTCATCTTCAGACTAATCAAAAAGAATTAGAGGTTACTGTTCAGGGAGGTCAGATATTAGACAATATAGAGGTTGTTATTGCTGATTTGTCAGATCCAGGTGCTTATGGAACTGTAAGAGGATTGGCTGGTTATATAACCGATTTTGAAGATAATTTTTCTCCGACTAGCATATCTGATGTTTTAGGTCAAAAAAGAATAGAACTTGCAACAGCTAATGTGGAAAGAAATGGTTCATGGGATGCTAGGCAGACAGATCATAATGGCTTTTTCTGGAATGTAACAGGAGGTAATAAAAAAGTTTTTTTAAATAACGTTAAGTCTGGTCTTTTTCAAGAAAACGATCAAGCTGGTTATGATATGTTTAGTGGTAGTTTTGGTATTTCTGCAATAGAAAATACAACAAACGGAACTGTTAATATTTTTGCTATAAATAATAACGCACCACCAGTAACATCTTTTTCTAGAACTAATGTTTTAATAACTGTTGAAGACCAAGATGGAAATGGAGTTTCTGGGGTTACTGTTGTTTCCACTAATGGAGATATTCAAACAACTAAAGCTAATGGTCAAGCTCCCTTCATAATATATGCGGCAGGAGGTTCTGACAGTAGGACTGTAGAGTTTTACCCTTACTTGAGTGGAAGCTGTAAAGGAGAGTTTACTATATCTACTTCTACTTTTAATGATTATATAGGTCAGAATACAGCTAATAATGATTCGACTACTACTATTATACCTCCTTGGATTTTAACAATAACAACTTCTTTTGGTTCTTCAGCTTTAAAAAACGGAGGTACTTATAGTTATGGTATTGTTTATTATGATAGGGCTAATAGAAGTGGTAATACTAATATAATTTCTAAATCAGAATTAGTTCTTCCTTTCTATACAGAGGGTTCTTCAGATGGTTCGGTTATTCCTATAACTTCTCCACCTATAGTTACTTGGTCTATTGATAGTGTTCCTCCTTCGTGGGCTACCCATTACCAATGGGTAAGAACTCCAAACACATCTTTAAATAATTATTTGCAGTGGTATACTAATGATATTACTTATTCTGTTGGAGGTACTAACTCAAACGATGCAAGTATAATTAATTTAGATATAACTAACTTAACTGACGAGTATAAAGTTGCTAATCCAGATTCTGTTTTAGTATATGATTATTCTTCAAAAGATAGAATAAGATTTATAAAAGATTCGGCAGGAACTTATTTTGAAGAGTATTTAGATGTAAAAGTTTTAGGTTTCGAAGCAGGGATATTAAAGGTAGATAATAGTATAAATATAGATATAACAGATGGAGTTTTCTTTGAAATTTATACTCCTAAGTTAGATGTTTCTACGGATATATATTACGAGATAGGAGAGTGTTATGAGGTTGGTAAAATCGAAGACATACTTTCTCCAGGTTCATATTTTTATTATCACAAAGGTTCTACTTCAGATCAAATTTTATCTTTAGGAGTTCCAGCCACAGGAACTTTTAAGAGTGGAGATACTTACTACAGGAACAGAGATATTAATACATCAGACGTTACCGATGGTATTTTCACTACTATGGTTGATAGTCAGTTATTCTCTGATTTTTGGCAATCAAAGATATCAGATATAGGAAGACCTAATGTCGTAGATAAGAACGCTAAGAACGTAACGAGACCGACCACAATATACCATAGTGGTAACTTTATACCAGAAACAAATGTAAATGGCTTAAACAGCTTCTTTGATAGCTCTTTCCAAACGTATGACAGAAACTATGGTGCTATTAGAAAATTGTTTGGTGTTAATGGTAGGTTAGATGTTTACCATGAGTTGAATGTTACTAAGGTATTGGTAGAGGAGAGTATTGTTTTCAACCAAGCAGACCAAGGAAATATAGGTATATCAAATACTGTTTTATCTTACCCTGCTATTTCTTATGCAGGAGATTATGGTACTTTAAATCCAGAGAGTTTTACAGAGAACAATGGAAGGAGGTATTTCTTTGATGTTAGAAATGGCAAGGTGTTAAGGCTTTCCAATGATGGGTTAACTCCTATATCGGAAAATTTAATGCACAGTTATTTCGAGAGTAAGAGCAATTTCTATTCGGTATTCAATATCATTCCAGAAGTGTGGGGTGTGTATGATGAGAACCATGATGAGTATATTATATCTTTCGGTAGTATTAGTAGGGAAGAGGGCTTCACTCCTGATGAGTTGGCTTTAGTTAGCTCTCAAGCAGAAACTGTTGTTGAGACTAGGGAGGATGGTCAAACTTACACATTTGATATACAATATTCGGGTAATGAGCAAGGAGTTCCAACAGATTTTACTGTAACTAGAGATGTAGAAAATGGGGTTTACGTTATTAATAGTGTAGCAGGAGATATAGTTTTAGGTAGGCAGACTTTGCTTTCTGTTCCAGCAGAGACTTTAGCATTCTCTGAGAGAACAAAATATTGGACTACTTTTTATACGTTCACTCCAGAGTGTATGGTGAGGGTTGGATTAGATTATTTAACTTTTAGAAATGGGGAGACTCATTTACATAACACAAATAAAAAGAGAAACAGTTTTTACGGTTTAGATTCTTCAGTTGAAATCTGGGCTGTATTTAATCAAGCTCCAGGTAATAATAAAGTTTTTCAAGCATTAAGTGAAGAGAGCGATACTGTTTGGGAGGCTAGGGAGATTTTAACTCAGAATGGTCAGAAGTCTAGTTTAATAAAAGATGACTTCAAGGTATCATTTGGTCAAGGTCACACACTTTATAGTAAAGAAAACATCCATTACGCAGCCTTATGGAAAGATGAGAATACTCCTAATGTAGATATACCTTTATTAGAGGGAGACTCTATGAGAGATGTAAGTGTGTTGGTTAAAATAGTAAACGGATCAACAGAAGAAGAAAGGTTGTTTGCTTTGAGTATGAACTATTCAAACTCAGAGCGTAGTAATAAATAATTTTAGTTAAATTAGTAAAAATAAAAAGTTATGGCATTACCATTATTAGCAGCAACAGCATTATCAGCAATACCAACAGCAATTCAAACTGGAACAGGTATATATCAAGCAGTAAAGGGAAATCAGATGGCTAGGTCTATGGATAGACCAGAGTATGAGATTCCTCAAGGTGTTTTAGATAACCTAACTGATGCACAGATACAAGCTATAAGGGGTTTGCCTCAAGAACAGATAAGTCTTTATTTGGACAATGTAGCTAGGTCAGAGCAGTCTGCTTTAGAGGCTATGTCTACTAGAAATGCAGGTTTAACTGGTCTGTCTAATGTTCAGCAGCAGTCTAATGATGCTAATAGGGATTTACTTTCTATGAATGCTCAACAAAAACAGATTAACGAAAAGGCTTTGATGGGTGCTAGGAAAGATGTTGCAGGTTATGAGGACAAGGTTTTTCAGACAAATCAAATGCAACCATACTTAGATATGATGCAAGGAGCACAGGCTATGAAGGGGGCAGGTATTCAGAATATAATGGGTGGAGTACAAGCTGGTGCTGCTATGGGAATGGATTATCTTAAGTATAAAAACTTTATGGATTCTATGTTTCCTGGTGACACCACTACCGAGGTAGACATATCTCCAGAGGTTTCTGAAGTTATTGGTAATAGTAAAGTTAATAATGATCCTTCTTTAGAGTATACTCCTTCGGGTAGTAATGTCTTAACTAAAGATCCTACGGTAGGTTATAAAAGTCCTAATGAGTTTTTAAGAGGTTTAGGTCTTAACACTGGGATATATGGAGGATTAAAAAAAAGATAGGTTATGATATCAGATAATTTAGGAATATATAGCTCATATAAAAGATTAAGGAATATTGACGAAATCAATAAGCCTGTTGATAGTATGCCTCAAGGTCGCACATTTAGTCCAGAAGACCAAGAAAGATACAACAAGCTAAGAGAGAAGTTAAAAATAAAACAAGAACAAGAACAAGATGGCGAAACCAAGTAATCCATTAGGAACATCTACGGGTATAGGTAAAGGGGAGGCTCAAGTATTTAAGAGCACTTACAATTCTATATTTAAGGATAAGTTGGCAGAAGCGGAAAAGAAAGACAAGGAGCTAAAGGGTGCTATGGCTAAGGCTTCTGATATGAGTCAGTTGTGGTCTAGAGATATATCTTCTTTTAAGCCTATGGTTAATGAGTATCAAAACTTTGTTAAGAAGAATGCTAAGTCTTTAATAAAAGGAGACTTCGATGCTACTGTGAAGAATCAGCAGATGATGAATAAACTAACTCAGTTTGCCTCTTCTTCTAAAGAGGCTCAGAAGATTTATAATGATATGCTAAAAGCCGCTATTCTTTCTCCAAAGAAGTATTATAAAAAAGATGTGGATAATCTAAGAAGTTTTGGAGACTCTAATCATTCAGGAGATTTTGACTACTCTAAATATCCTCTTCATCCTAAAATAGATATGTCAGTTATTAGTGAGAAGTTGCAGAAAGCTGTTCAAAAGTTTGGAACTACTGAGGGAGGTCTTAAGTATGTTGAGCAAAAAGATGCTCAAGGCGATGTAGTTGGGAGGTATCTAAAAAGTAGAACAAGTAATAAGCAGTTAGATTTACAATCTTTAGTGGAGGGTGAAAGAATGGCGGCAGTAGGTTATTATGGTAAAGAGCAAACGGAAGAAGAGTTTGGAGATGATGCTGTTGATAATCTGTTAAAGACTCTGCCTAATTTTCAAAAAACAGATTTAGATGTTAAGTTTTTTCCTTCAAGTAGAAGTTCTGATTCTTCGGAGGGAACGCCAGAAGCTAGAGCTTTTCCTTTTAGTTCTAAGGCTACACTCGTTAATATGCCTGTTGCTTACGGTGTTAAGGAGAAAAAAGGTGTAGGTATTTTTAAAAACCGTACTAAAAAACAATTAAAAGGAGTTTTAGCTTACAACAATGGGGATGTTAATACATACAACCCTATATCTTATGAAGCTCCAATATTTCATAGAGGACTACCATCTTCAAGTGCTATTCCTATAAAAGGAGATTTTTTAATAGCAATGCTTAAGCAGAAGGAAGATCATTATATAGATGATGACAAAACAACGATTGGTGGTATAGCTGAATCAGGTCAGAATTTTTATTACGAAGATTTAAAAAAGGGTACTAAAGAAGCAGATTGGAAAGTTCAGACTTCTTATATGGTAGATGCTTTCCCTGAAGGTTATATTTCTGGTAACGGAGTTAATTTAAGTGGTATGCCTATAGACACAACTTCTATAGCTACAGATGAATTTAAAAAGAATGCTCCTAAAGGATCAGTAAAAAGGTATTACGTTGCTTTAAAAGAAAGTGGTACGGGTGAAGGAAAGCAAAGAGTTTTAGAGCCTTATCATTTACATCATGACGACATAGTTCAGCAGTATGAAGCTAGTCCTAAAAGAAAGAATAAATATCTTGAGTGGTATGAAAAAACAAAACAGTTTTTAGCAGACCAAGGTCTTAGTCAAGCTTATAAAGATTTTACAAATCAAGAAATTCCTTCTAGCAAATCTTCTTCTAGTTCAAAAACAAAAACTAAAGGGGGGAAACAATTAGATCCCAACCAAAAAGGTATTAGTATTGTAGAAAGAAATAAAAGACAAGCAATAATAGATAAACAATAAAAAGTAAAAAATGCCAGATTTTAAAACTTTAGTAAAAGATTTTTATCAATCTTATGACCCAGAAGCTTATAGTGAAGAAGTTTCAGACGAACTGGTAAAAGAATATAGCTCAGACCCTGATAAGTTTCTGACAGATTTTTATCAATCTTACGATCCAGATGCTTATAGTGAAGAGTCTAATGTTGAAATACTAAAAGAATATAACCTTTACAATAGTAAAAAAAAAAGACCAAGAAGAAGTATCTTCAGAAGAACTACCCCAAGAGGAGACTCCACAGATGGAGGTTCAAGAAGATATGGAATCTGTTTCGGAAGATGGTTCTTCGGATTCTCAAGATTGGAGGGGTGAACAAAAGAAACCTGTTAGGTCAGCGTTAACTGTTGAGCAAGAAGACTTTAAAACATTAGAAGATAAGGGAGATTTAGAGCAACCAGAGCAAAAAGATGTTTTAGACTTCAAAAAAGATCCTATTACTATAAAAGAAGTAGAGGAGGGTAATGAGGAGTTTATTAGAAAAAGAGATGCGGAGACAGGTGTTCCTAAAGCATTAGGTGAAGAATATGATTACTTATCAAGCACTACAGAAGATATTTTAGATAATCTTCCTTCAGAGATAGATGACAACTATGCTTTTCAGTTTATAGAGCAAAAGAAGAATGACTTATTAAATAAGCAAGGAAAGGAATACTTCAATAAGATGTTATCTGACTCCTCTAAAGCTTATTTAGATAGAGGTGATGCTTCGGCTATGGAAGAGGCAGAAGACTTTGTTAAAAGGGATTATTTAAAGTCCATGAGAAACATGGGTATTAACTCATTAGGGTTAGACTCAGATAAAATAGATGAGGCTAAACAAAAGTTAGATGAGTATTACCAGTTAAGGCAAATACCTTATCAGAAAAGAACTCCAGAGCAAAATGCAAAAGTATATGAATTAAAAGATTATGTAAAACAGTTCAGAGAAGATTCTGAAAAGTTTTTCATAAATCCAGAGACAGGAAAGATAGATGGAGAGAAAAGAAAATTAGTAAATGATTTAGAGGCTAAATATGCTAAAGAAGCTAAAACAGATTTTCAAAAGTTTAGCTCTCGATATAAGCAAGAGTATGATAATATAAACGCTATAGACAACTCTATGGTGGATGCTTACTTTGGTGATAAATTAGAGGAGGCAAAAGGAGAGTTTGGTTTATACGGAAAGGTTTCTGTAGCTGATATTGCTAAAATGGCAGAAGCAGAAAAGCTTCCAGAGGGTGCAGAAAAAGGAAAGATAAATTCTCTATTAGAAGAAAAAGAAAAATCAGAATTAAACTTCAACGCTCTATCTAGGGCGTTACTATTAAATGAAAATCCAGCAGCAGTAGCTAAGGGTTGGGGAGAGTTTTTCAACGCTGAGGATAGTGAGTTTAATATTCCATTTTTAGATAAGATTGGAGAGGGTATAACTTCTTTTGGAGAAAGCTTTGTAGAGGCAATCCCAGGAGTGGGTAATGTAGGAACGGATAGAGATTTTAGAAAAGATATTGTTCGTATAGCGAATGAAGAGGGGGTTACACTAACTGAGGAACAATACGATTCTGCTGTAGATAATATGACAGAGCAAATTGGAGGTCTTTTTGGTACTTCGGGGGAGATAATGGCAGAGATAATCGTAACTACTCTGTTGACTAAAAATGCTTCTTCTGCTGCTAATCTAGCTGGGAAAGTAAGTAAGTTAGTAAATTCTTTAGGTGGAGGTAAAAAGGCAGCAAGTATAGTAGGTGAAGGGTTATTAGCCTTAGAGCAAGCTATCGCTTTTGATTTAACTTCTCAAGGTTCTGCTGCTATGGGTATGGGGGAGTTCTTTGGTGCTAAAGGAGCAGAGAAAGTTTTAGAACTTTTATCTAAAGGTAAGTCTGCTAAGTTTATGAAATTTATAAAACCTTTAGTAAGAATTGCAGGTTCTACTACTGCTGGTCAAGTAGAAGAGTATAGTGGTGAATATTTAGAGCAGGCATTTAGAAATGGTTTTCTTTCTAAAGAGACTTTTAGAAACACATTTGGGAGAAACTATGATGAGGCTAAAGATAAGTTTTTAATGACTTTAATTCTAGTTGGTACTTTCGGTACGGGTGCGGAGGTTGGTAACATGTATAAGCTTGGTAAGGCTTACTATAAAGATTCGGGAGACCAGACACAACTGAATGATGTAGAGAAAGCTTTTAATGAAATACAAAATGCAAAAAAAGAAGAAGTAGGAGAGAGGTTTGATGACATGTCAGAAGCAGAATTAGAACAGTTTGCGAAAGACAATAATGTAGATATATCAGAACTTAAAAAAACTATAGAAGCTGCTAAGAAGCCAGAAGAAGGGCAAACGTTAGAAGATGTATCTGAAGAGGATACAGAAACCACCGAAGTTGAACCTGGCGATATTACCGCCAAGTCTGAAGAGGTTGTCGAAGAGAAAGCTACCGATATCCCCGAAAATCAATCTTCTAAAGAAAGATTAAATAGAAGAAGTAAAGAAGAAAAGTCTCTTTTTCCTGATATACTAGAAAAGACAAACAGTTTAAGTGCTTCTAAATCTACAATATCAGATTTTACAAAAAGCGAAAATGGAAAACCAACAGCAGTATATGTTAATAGAAAAGGAGAGGTAGATGTAGTAATAACAGGCTCTAAAGATAGTAAGTCAACAGACATGGTTTCTTTTAAAAGAGTTTATAATAAATCAGGATTAGAATCAACTAATCAATTTACTTCTAAATTTCAGATTCAAAGTAAAGACGCTAATTTCAAACAAATGTTAAAGGATGCTCAAGAGAAGCTTCCTGAAAACCATGAGTGGGTTGAAAATAAAAGTATATCTATAGATGGATTAAGAGTTTTTAATAAATCTTTAAATTTTGGATATACAACTAAAAAAGACTCTGATGGGAATGTAGTAACTAGAGACACTCCAATCAATATAGCTACAAAAGAAAATGTAGATACTAAAGGAGAAGGTGCTTTTAATACTTTTGAATCTTCTTCTAAAGAAGAAGCTAATAAAAAAGCAGAAGAAGTTAAAAAAGCTTTTCCTGGTATTGAGGTAGAAATAGAAACAAAATCTCGTGGACCACTCAAAGGTTACAAAGTAATATCTAAGCTACCTGTATTAGTACTAAGTGAAAGTTCAAAACAAAAAATAAAAATAGAATCTAGAAAAAAAGAATTAGCCTTAGAAGCTTCTAAAAAAGCAAAAGAACCTACAATTGATACAACTACTGAAGAGGCAGTATCAGAGGAAGAAAGTATTTTATCTGAAGATTTAGAAGCTTTAGAAGATGAGGTGTCAGATGCTCTAGGTGACACATTTAAAGATAATATAGGAGAGACAGTAACATACAATGGAGAGGTAGGAGTATTAAAGCAAGAGGGTCAATCATTAGTAGTAGAGAATAATAATAAAATTCAAGTTCTTGGTAATATAGATGAGTTATCTAATAAGCCTATTTCTTCTATGAAAGTAAAGCAAGGAGGGGAGTTAGAAGCTGAAACAGCAGATGTTACTAAGGATGTACCATCAGATTTAATTACAGAGATAGATGGTGTTCCTCATAGGATAGTTAATGCTAGAACTAGAAAAGGAGAGCCTTATGTTACTGTTAAGAATTTAGAAACAGGTATACAAAATAAAATATCAGGAGAAGAAGGTAAGCCTTTGCTTGACCAGTTTAAATCTTACAAAGGTCGTAAAAGGGGAGAAGCTAAGGCAGAGGCTAAAGCTAGAACTGAAGAGGAATATAATGCTTTATCTCAAGAGCAAAAAGATAAAGAGCAAAAAGATTTTGATGCCTTGGTTGAAAAAGAGGTTAAAGCTGAACAGGAGTTAGAGTCTAAAATGAAAGAGGAAGAATCTCTTGAGTCTAATCTTAAAAAAGAAGAAGAAGCTATAACGAAAGAGGCAGAGGAGTTAAAAGATTTAGGAGAACAAGAGTTAGAAGAAGAAGTAAAGAAACTAAGAAAAAAAGCATTAGTAATATCTAATAAGCAAGGAGATTTCTTGGTTAAGAAGAAACCAGATGGCTCTTACTCTGTTAGTAAGAAAAACCAAGAAACAGGAAGATATGTTCCTTTTACTGGTAAGTCTAATGTTAAAAAGAGGGCAGAACTTGTAGATCAGTTTAATAAAGAAATCTCTAAGGCAGAGTCTAAAAAAATAGATGAATCTGCTGAGTTGTCAGAGTCTATAGAGAAAGACAAGAGAGATGCTATAGAAAAAGCTTTAGATAAAGTTATTGAGGCTACTTCTATGAAAGGGAATAATGCTTATAATAATATTTTAGGTGTTCCTATAAATATCGCTCATGGTGCTTTAAAAATAGTTAAAGCGTCATACAAGGTAAGTAGGGATTTATCTAAAGCTGTTCAGCAAGGTATTAATTCTATGACATCTAATGGATATAACGTTAATGAGGTAGAGTTTAAGAAGTTTGTTATAAATGAAATAAAGGCAGGAAATAAAAAAATAGAAATAGCCAAAAAACAAAAACAAAAAGAAAACAAAAAAAACGAGCAAAAGAAAAAAAGAGAAGAAAGAAAGAAGACTTTAAAAGACGAAAGTAAATCTGAAAAAATAAAAAGGGAAGCCGAAGAGTCTAGAAAAAGAGATGCAGATTTAGAGGCTAGTCTTAATTCTTTAATAGAAGATGCTTTAGGAACTAAAAAGCCAGTAACAAAAAGAGATGTAACAAAAATCCAAAAAAGATTTAAAGACTTTATATCTGCTAACAAACAGATATTGAGAGAGGCATCTCCTGCTTTAAACGCTACTATTGCAAATAAGATTGCAAGTGTAAGTTCTCCTGCTACTTTAAAAAGCACAGCAGAGTATATTTCTAAAATAACCAAGGATACTAAGTTTAAAAAAGAACAAGAGGCTAGAGTAAAGTTAATTGAGGATATTAAAAAAGAACTTCAAGATAAATCATTTTCTAGAAAAGGTTCTGCTCCTCGTCAAGGGAAGATAGCTAGTGAGATTCAAGACTTCTTAAAAAAGGTTAGACAGAAGTTAGATTATACTCAAGAAATGGCTTCTAAGGAGAGGGGTGTTATTCTTAATAGTATATCAGATATAGATGATATGACTATAGATAAAAAGAGAATGCTTTTAGCTTTATCTTTTGCAGATATAGAGAATAAGTCTAAAGAGGAATTGGACAACCTCACACAATTATTAAAAGAATACAAAAAAGAAGGTAGAGAGTTATTAAGTGAAAAGAAAGCCGCAAGATCAAAAAAATATCAAGAAGGTATAGATGATTTACTTACTGCTATATTAGCTGGTGATAAAGAAGTAAGTCCTAATGTTTCAAACGCAAGCACTAAATCTAATCTAGCTGCTATTGCATCTCGTTTTTCTGGAGTTGCTAAAGTGTATAATAGGATTGTAAATCAAACAGAAAATTGGGCTGGTTTAATTAATAACTTAAATAGATTAACTGGTAAAAAAGCAGGAGGTAGAGAAAAGGCAAGAGATTTTTTAAAAGATAAATTTATAACTCCAGTAAAAAAAGCTGCTTATAATAAGACAAAAAATGCTATGGCTATTTATGATTCTATAGAAGAGAATAAAAAATCTATTTTTGGTAAGGACGTAGCAGCAGTTAATAAAGACCTTAATAAAAAGATATTTATTAGAGACGCTAATGGTAATAAAATTCCATCTGGAAAAAAGGGTGAGTATGTTACTATTACTAAAGGTAGAGCTATGGCTATATATAATATGCAAAGAGATTCGTCTTTAGAGGCTACTTTAGATGAAATGAACAAAACAAAAGACAAGATTTTAATAGATGAATCAAATAATATAATGTCTGAAAATCCAAAGTTAAGAGAGTATGCTGATTGGGTTCACAATAATTTTTATCCTAATTACCAACCTAGAATTAACAAAGAATATAGAAAACATTATGACCACGATTTAGCTATGAGAGAAGACTTTTCACCTATAAGAAGATTAGATGTAGATCCAGCAGATGTTAATATGTTAAGTCCTACTCAAAATATAGCTTCTACTTTAAACGGGTCTTTAATAGAAAGGGTGAACAATACAAAACCTTTAGATTTAAGCAAAAGTTTAGATGAGACAATGTTTTCGTATATAGATTCTATGGAGCATTTTATTGCTTATACAGATGTAATAAAGTTTTTAAACAAAACACTTAAAAACCAAAGAGTTAAAGAGGTTATAAAGCAAAAATATGGAAGTAAAGTAAATCAGATAATAGACAAAGCTATTTCAGATTTAGCTAATAAACCAAAAAAAGATTCTGCTACTATAGAAATACTTAGTAAAATAAGAAAAAATATTACTACAGCTATTTTAGGTGGTAATCTTCCTTCTGCTATAAAACAGTTAACCTCTGCTCCAGCTTATTCAGTAGCTGAAGGTGTTGACACAACGGATTGGGTAAAGCAGTCTAGTCTTATGTTGACTACTAAAGAGGGTAGGAAGGACTTATTAGATATATGGAACTCTCCTTATGTAAGGAATAGACTAAAAACAACAGGTTTTAGTAGAGACACAGCTTTAAGCTTTACCCAAGATGTAGATGAGCTTTCATCTAGGGGAACAAGTATAAGAAATCTTTCTATGTTTATGACTAAGTACGGAGATGTAGGTGCTATACTTATCGGTGGAACTCCTTACTATATGTCTATGAAGAAAAAGTATATTAAAGAAGGTATGTCAGAAGCAGAGGCAAAAGATAAAGCAATGTTTGATTTTGTAAATGCTACAGAAGAAACTCAGCAGTCTTCAGCAGTTCATGAGCTTTCTAATCTTCAAAGAGGTAGCGAGTTTTTTAAGATTTTTACTATGTTTAAAACTTCTCAATCTCAATATCTAAGAAAGGGTTTTTACTCTCCCATGAGAAACTTAGCTAAAGGTAGAGGAACAGTTCAAGATATCAAAAACATAGCGATGTTTCAGGTTATACTTCCTTCATTATTTGGTCTTGTTACTAAAGGGCTTTTACCTATAAAGAGGCTGTTAGAAGATGATGATGAATTTGACAAAGATTTAAAAGACCTTGGAAAAGACGTAGTTTTTGGAAACTTTGGTGGTTTGCCTTTTGTAGGGGAATCAGTTAAGGCGTATCTTCAATATGTTGATGAGGATGGTAAAAGAAGAGCCTCGACAGGATTTAATAGTCCTGCTATAGAAGGAGTTTCTAAACTAACTAATGCTTTCGCAAAAGCAACAGCAGACCTATTAGAAGAGGAAGATTTTGACACCGAAGAGTTTTTTGAAGACCTTCTTATTCCTTTAGTTGAAATGAGAACAGGATTCCCTGTTAATAATGCTAAAAAGTTGACAAAAGATAATTTGGAAAGAATAGGTAAAGGAAATTTTTCTCACGAAAAGCTAATGAAGTATTTAGGTTGGAGCGATTACTCTTTAGGAATAGATAAGAAGGAAAAAACTAGACTTGAAAAGAAAATAGAAAAAAGAAAAAAAAGGTCTAATTCTGAAGAAAGATTAAAGTCTAAATTAAAAGCAAGAAAAGAAGCAAGAGAAAAAAGAATGAATAGGTAGAAAAACAATAGAAATAAAAAATAAGTATATTTATAAAAAATAGAACAAAATGATTAACAGTCAAGAATATCAAGCTCCTAATTCCGACAATTCCAAAGGAATGAGAAACATAAACAATGCTATTGTAGATTCGGGTTATAGATTTGGAACTCAAGTTTATAGGTTCTCTTTAAGACAAAAGGTAAGTGTGACTCCAGATGTAGTAGATTTAGCTACTAACTCTAATGGTTTGTCGGTATATGTAGCAGGGGCTGCGGTATCTGTTTCTTTTAGCACAGACACTCCTACTACTATTGCTGCTTTCGTTACTTCTTTAAACTCTAATGCTAATATATCTACTGCTAAGTTGGTAGGTAGTAGTATGATAGAGATTTATATAATAGAGAACAAGGAGGTTGTGGTTAACCTACCATCAGTTACTGGTTCTACTGTAGAGGTTATTCCTTTTGTTGAGTTGGTATCAGATTTAAGGATAGTACCAGCTTTGGTTACTATACCTAGTGAGCCAGAGTTTTTACGAAAAGACGAGGGAAGTCCAGCAGGAACAGACTATATTGGTTATGCTCAGTTGGGTACATCCAATGCTTCTCCTTTATGGAGGATTAAAAAGGTAGTTACTTCTGGAACTGTTACTGAGGTTACTTATGCAGATGGCAATAAATTATTCGATAACGTATGGAATAATAGAGCTTCTTTAAGTTACTCTTAAATTATATATAAAAAGCAAGTATGGCAGATCAAAGTATTCAAGGGATAAATGCTATAGCTATAGCAAGAGGAACTTCAGAACCTTCTAACACAGATGTATTATGGTTAGATGAAAACCTTGAGGGAGGTTTATATTCTCGTTTAAAAGCTTATATATCGGGAGAGTGGAAACTTATTTCTAGAATCCCCCAAGAAATTCTAACAGACTTAAAAACAGTAGATGGAGCAGGCTCTGGGTTGGATGCTGATACTCTTAGGGGGTTAGCACCATCAGATTTAATAGCGAATCTTTCTACTGGTCAATTACTTGTTGGTCAATCAGATGCTAAGGGTTTAGCAAAAACAGCAGGAGGGGTAGTTACTGTTAATCAAAACGGTATCTTTTCGTATGTAGCCAACTCTATTAGTCATACAGGTCTAACAGATGTAGGAACTAACACCCATGCTCAGATAGATACTCATATATCTAGCACTGCCAATCCTCATAGTGTTACTGCTTCTCAGGTTGGAAACTCTGTTTCCCAATGGAATGCTAGTAGTATAGAGGGTAATATCACTAACATAGGTACTTTAGGTGCTAGTGCTGATGGTAAGGCTGTAGTTTGGGATAACGCTACTTCTAGGTTTGTTATGAGCTTAGTAGGTCTAGCAGATGGAGACTATGGAGATGTTACTGTAGGCGGTAGTGGTACATCCATTACTATAGATAACGGTGTAGTTACCAATTCTAAGTTAACAGATGTAGCTACAAGCACTATTAAGGGTAGGGCAACAGCAGGTTTGGGAGATCCTGAAGACCTTACTTCCACTCAAGTTAGAACGATAATTAATGTAGAAGATGGAGCAACTGCTGACCAAACAGCTTCAGAGATTAAGACTGCTTATGAATCTAATGCTGATACTAACGCTTTTACGGATACAGAAAAAACTAAGCTAACAGGTATAGAGGCAGGAGCAGACGTTACGGATACTACTAACGTTACCTCTGCTGGTGCTTTAATGGATTCTGAGGTAACTAACTTAGCTCAAGTAAAAGCTTTTGATTCATCAGATTACGCTACTTCTGCTCAAGGAACTACAGCAGACAATGCTCTTCCTAAATCTGGCGGTGCGATGACAGGAGCTATTACAACTAATAGCACTTTTGATGGTAGGGATGTTGCTACTGATGGTACTAAATTAGATGGTATAGAGGCAGGAGCAACTACTGACCAAACAGATTCAGAAATAGAAACAGCATATAACAACCAAGTTCCAGCAGTAACACAAGCGGAGGCAGAGGCAGGGACTGTTACAACGGTTAAAAGATGGACACCTGAAAGGGTTAAGCAAGCTATTGATGCCCTAGCGAGTTCTAGCGGTGGGAAATTTGGAATAACAGATGCTAACGGAGCTTATACGTATTATACTACATTTCAATTGGCTTTGGCGGCTGCTACAAGTGGAGATACAATCGAACAATTTGCCGATGTTTCAGTTTCAACAAGTACAAGTATTAATTTAAACAAAAATATTACTTGGAACATGAACGGGTACGAGTATAAAAATACAAGTACATCAAGTTTTATTATGTTGGATGTTCCTATAAACGTAACTGTAAACATCACAATAAATAATGGTAAAATAACAAGAAATACGGGAAGTTCAAATGGTGGTATTTTACTTGATACGGGAAATAGAATAGATAGTATTATTAAAATTAATGGAGTAACTTTTGAAAATGTCGAAGGTGGTCTATTAAGTGGAGCCGCTACTATAATAGGTGGGGTTTATAGAAATTCTGGAAGTGGTGCAGCAATTAATAATTATTTGGGAAGCGTATATTCTATAAAAGTTTTTGCAAATGTAGGAGGTACATTTAAACTTACAAATTCAAAAATTTACGATTCAGTTTTTATAATAACGGGTGGTTATATTACGTTAACAGATGGTGCAGAAGCATATAATTCATATTTTAAAGGTAGTACTTACGGTTTAAGGCTTGGTAATGGTGCAAATAAAGCCTATAACTGTACTGGTGAGGCTACTGCTTTTCATGGTATATTTGTAACAAGTGGAGAATTACATAATTGTAATGGTTTTTCGGCTCTTTATTACGGTATTCAATTAAGTGGAACCGCAGCAAGAGCATATAATTGTACTGCAAAAAGCAATTCACAGGTTGCCATGTATTTGATTAGTGGACAAGCTTACAACTGTTTTGTAGAGTCATTAGCTACGCCTGCTGTTTATATACAAACCGCAAATTCTGTTTTTAAGGGTGGTTCTGTTATTTGTAAATTGAATAATTCAACGGGAAAAGGATTTTATATTACTGCTGATAATTTTGATATTACAAACAATACAATCGAAGTCGTAAATGCTGCTGCGCCTTGTATAACGGGAACGACAGGAAGAACGGGTAAATTTGCTAGCAATATATTTAAAGGAAGTACTACTGCGGTAACTGTTGTTACTAATTCAATAACAAATACACAAGATTCTCAAGGAAACATTTTAATTTAAAATTTTATAAAAATGTCAAATATATTTAATCAATCAATTTTACAGTCTAATGATATAATGGGCAAACAAATTATAACCCAATATCAAAATGATAATGAGCCTGCTCAAATAGTTATCGAATATGATAATTTAACCGATGAACAAAAAGCAGTTTTTGATGCGTTTGAGGAATTAAGTAAATCTTTAATGGTATAAAATTATGGCGGTAGTAACAGTAGCAACGGGATTAGACCAAACTTTAGGTTTACCGTACACACATATAACGGATGATGGTAATGATTGGACTAACGTAGGGAATGATATTTATTTTTTTGACAAAGCCACGAAACTTGTCTATTATAAAAATGCAAGTGGTACTGTTGTAAAAGTTTTTGAAGAAGGCGGTGGCGGTGATTCTATTTATTCGGCGGATGGAACAGTAAGCGCGGATAGAATTGTAAGTTTAGATAGTAAAAAATTAACTTTTAACCCAACAACGGGAAATACTACTGATTTAAACGGGTGTAATGTATCCATAAAAACACCTACTGGAGTAATGGGTGTTAGCAATAACGGTACAAATGCTTTCACTATTTTT